ATAGCAGTAATACGATCAGCAAGATTCCAGTGCATCGCATCCAAATATTCATTTGGCATCACAATCACTTCACTTAAATTTTGGAAGGCTTGTAATTGCGTCATTACAGTTAAGAAAATCTGATATTGATTGCTTGGCACTGGCCATACATACACATTACCCACTGGGAATGTTGAATCATAAAACACAAATTGAGGGAAAGCATTTAATGTCTTTATGCTAATCCTATCGTAATCTTCTTTTGATCTTAATACTTGCAATGGATAATCCACTGGCAAAGTAGATCCGCCTTGCATTCTAAAGAAAGCAAACTCAATCTTAGCTGGTCTTTCAGTATTAAATTGTTGACCAAGACCTATGGTGTAAGAAGTTGCACCAGTTGCAGTTAAACTAACTGTCTTTAAGTTATAAACCATGTATCTACGACGTTGCCATTGGGCAATCATCATATTCAACATATTAAAACAATCGTTAATATCTTCTGGAAGAGAACTCTGCCCTACACCCACCACGTTTGCAGTCTTGAGAGCTAGATTAACAATGTCTCTTGGAGTTGTCGGCAATGGCTGGCTCATATCTATCCTTGAATATTAAATAATGAGTCTCCTTTTGGGAAACCCATTAAATACAACTACAACGCAAATTAAACTACGTCAGCTACTACGCAAGCCCATTCAGGTTTGATTGCTGCATAACCGTAAAGAATGTCCATACGAGTAATTAAGCTATCTGACATAACGTCATATGCTTCAATCATACGCAATGAGATTCCATCGAACTGAGCACGAGCTGCTTGTACCACACCAGCTGTTGGCATTTCTAAATCAGCACAAGCCAAAGTAAATGCCTCTGGGAAGTAAGCCAAGTTCTGACGATACTGTGAACCAGCCGGCATTACTAAGCTAATTGCAGCTGAGTTTGCTGGTGACGCAGTTACAGTATTGAATGCTGCCGGAGCTGCAACAATTGCTGGGTAAATTGGAATGCTTGTTGCACCAGAAGCTACGTTTGCAGTTACAACGAACTGACGTAATTGGCCTTGTGAAGCACCAGTCAATCTGTTGATTGCGAATACGTTAGCAATCGTGATGATGTCACCCTTAGTCAATGTACCTGTAATAGCGTTAGTTGTCAAAGTTGTACCAGTCTGTGAAGCACCATTCACTGTACCAGCTGTGAATGTACCAGTTGTGTGAACTAAAGTAGTCTGATCGTACATCCAATCAAAGCCTAAAGTATCACGACTGATAATACCTGTCTCATACTGATCAGCAATCTTGACCTGTGGGTTAAACAAACCAGCTAAAGATGAAATTGTTCTTGATTGTGTTACTGGATCAAGAATAATCTTACGATCCATGCGTGGGCATAAGTTTTGATCTAGTGCTGCACCAGCCTGTAACCATTGAGCAGCTTGTGGGCTGTTAATAGTTGTGCCAGATAAGTTAGCAACCATATTGCTTGAAGCATTAACTACGTTCATCAAGTCAGCAGCAACATAAGCAGCCAAACGATTTACTGCTGGAGCTAAAACACGCTCAGAGAAATCATCTAATTGCATTGTCTTTTCAGCAGTACCAAAAGAGATAGGTACGTTTGCTTGAGTTGCAACAGTTAAACTTGTGTTCTGCTCATTAGTACCCTGTGGGGTAATCGCTGGACCAGTTGTAACTGTATAGTCGTTTGGTAAACGGACACGCAATGTTGAACCAATCTTAGCACCTGTACGGGCAAATTGATCATCATATTGACGTGATACTGTGCGTAAAAACGCATTTGTTTGAGTGAACAGTCTAACAGCTTCGTTAGTGATCTGATCAATCGTTAATAAATTATTTGTAGTCATGAATAATACTCCATAAATAAAGGAAAATAAAAAATACTTACTTTTCGCTTGGCTAGAGGAAATTATTCACGCCTATTACAATGATTACGGTTCATTTCGACCTAAACACATTTTACCCCGTATTTTTGAAATTATCAAGAACAAGGGGCAAAAAGTTATCTTCTTCTACGAGCGTTCTCTGATCTCCATTTGATCCACGCTTGAGTATCAGATGGACTAGGCTCAACTCCACCACTTGAACGACTTGATCCACCATCTACGTCACCCACGGGAGCTGGTGCATTAGACTTTTGTTTGCCAAGTTCTTTAGTGGCTTTTGATGATAATTTAGTCAATTCAACTCCCATTTGCATTGGACTTAAGTTAGCAATACGGATTGCCTCGTTAATATTCTCGGACTTGCCTAAAAAGGTAATCACTTTTTCAGGAGCTGGAATTGCAGCTAAAGCCTGAAGGAAATCTTGGCCACCAACACCAGCTAGCTGAAGATTTGTCACCGACTTGTCGTAAACATCACCAAATTCTGCCTTAGCATTCTTTTCAATTTCAGTCATCTTATTAACAAAAGACTGCTCTTGAACTTGTTGAGCTGCAATTTGCTTGGCATAGGTCATGGCCAGCTCTTGAATATTTTCCTGTGGAGAATACGTTTGTTGCTCTTGCTGAGGCTGATATTGCTGCTGAGATTGCATTTCTTCTAGCTTCTGTTTAGCTGCATTTTTTTCTGCTGCAAGCTCACCCATTCTTCTACGAGCCCAGTCTGGCAGTTCGTTATAAGAATTTTCTTGTTTTGCTTCTTGTTTAACTTCTTCTACTACTGTTTCTTGAGGTAATTCGGCATCTATTTGCGTTGTAGATTGCTCACTCATTGTTAAATTCCTTCAGGTTGTATTTGCGGTTGTTGTTGTGGAGATTCCATTTGTTGCATTTCTTGCGGTTGAGTTGATTCTTGAATATTTGGTAAATAATCGTGAATCAATTGTGATGGATCAAATTGTGTCTGATCGTATTCGACTGCTGGAGGCTGCTGTACTTCTATTTCATTAAACGTCTTTTGAGCAATAGCATTCATTTGCTCTGGCTTCATGTTGGCCAAGATTACTTTCAATCTTTCAGTTTCTGCTTTAAAGGCTGCAATACTATCTTGACGCTCATCTTCATATCTAATTGCTATGTGGTTCAATGCATCGATGTCAGCACGTTGCTTCTCAATTGCAATGAGAGATTGTTTTTCAGCCAATTGCTGAGTTAATTCTTGTATAGCTTGTTGTGATGCTTGTAACTGTTGCATCATTTGTTGTTCTTGTTCTGATGGTCCAGTTCCTAAAATACTTGCTGGAATCCAATTACGCATACGTTCTTGTAACTTATCAGCACCAGGGAAATCAGCTGATCCCATATATAAATCACCAATTACTTGAGATAGTGCCGGCTGTGCTTTTAATAAGCCAGTCATTGCATCGAAAGCCTCAGCTCTCTTAGTGTCATAACTTGGACCACATTCTGCCACCACATCAAACTTACCAACATTAGGATTAAAGATAGTTTGAACCTTAGCCTCAGCTTCTTGCTCATTTTGAACAATTGCTTGTCTAGCTTCCGGATCGACCATAATCTGATCTTCAGAGCCATCTTCACCTAAGATTCGCACAATACGTTTGGTATCGTAAATCTTAGGAATTAAATCAATAATGATTTTACCGACAAATTGAATCGTATTAGCCTGGGCATCTTGAAAGTGGAATGTGGCTCTGTTTCCTTGATTAATCCTCTTATCGATACTGACACCAGACAGTTCTTGAGATTGTTCTCCAAACGTCTGATCATACTGGCCAGAGGTCATCATCATTTCCATATTTGCAGTCTGCATACCATCCATGTAAACTGGAGCACCCATTGGAGCTGGTGCTTTCTGTGGCATTGGAACTGGGTTGCCTTGCTCATCCAAATTGTTGTAAGGCAGATAAGCATGATTCTCAGTATTCGCTGTGGACCAGTAATTCTCAAGACCGTTAATTGCATCGACCGGAGCAATGTAAGGAGATTTAGATTGTAAAGCTCCATATTCTAAGGCAGCAGAGGCATTATAGTTGTAAGCTCTTTGTGCATCCTTCATATAACGCACAATTCCTTTACGATCTAAACGCTGTTCGATGATTACTTCTTCACCTACTTGTCTAGCAATTGGAATGTAAGTGCCAGGCCAAATACCTTTCTCAAGCACTTCTGTGCCACCAATTAAGTATTTCTTAATGACGTGTTTATCTATACGTCTGCGATCAATGCCTTCTCCACCAGTACGAATAATCTCATTAAATAACTTACGTTCTTCAACAGTAATATCAGATTCACGCATGAATTTCACGCTGCCATCATCATTGGTGATGGAATAAAGCCACTCCTTTCGAGTTTCTTTTTCAAAGTAGGTAGCCACTTTCACAATATCTTTTGTTACCCATTGCTGATTACCATTGCTTGTTGGCACTTTGATATTAGGATATTTACGCTCAAACTCACGTCGAGGCATATCTTCATAAATAAAAGCATACTTAGCATCCGAGCCATCACGCTTCTTAATATGTGGATCTAAATAGACCGACAAAGCATCTGGAATCTCTTTAATGTATATTTCTTGGTCAAATGTTGAATCATCAGCATATTTAGTAATTACTTGCACATAACCAATACCGCCACCGACTTGTTGCTCACTGGCAATATCATATGCAACCTTCGCATTACTTTTATATTCAATGTGACGTATTAGACCTTCATAGATCTGGGCAGCTTCGTATGAGGCTTCAGCGTTCGTTGGATGGACTTGAATCGATGGTTTATTTTCTTTCATCTGATTAACAATCATCAACCAGTGAGTATGGACTTTATTAATCGTAATCATGGGCTGAGTGGCCATATGCCTACGAGCCTTTACCGCTGGCTCCCATTGATCTTGATTATCAGAATCAGCAAATAAGAAACGCATATCATCTCTAAATCGCTGACGAGATAATGCTTCCCAATCTAGGCAGCTCTTAAAGTTATCTTGAGCCCTAGCAATAATGTCTTTTTCTTTTTCAGCCATTTATATTCCTCACATCCACGATCCACCATAGTTACCATTTCGAGTAAGCATTGGCATTTTTTTAGATAATGTTACTTGTTTTTTCTCTCGATCTCTTAACATGCCAGGAAACAATTCAGTTAGAACCCATATCCACGCATCCACTCGGTTTGGAGAAGCATTGCCAATATATCCATTAGTAGAAAACCCAGCCATCTCATCCTCAAGATCAATAAACCTTCCACAATGCCTAATTTTACCTTGTTCGTACAAAAGTGAAAAGGGTTCAGCTCGCACTACTTTACCACGGGAAGCACTTACAGCTTTATATGGTGTTCGAGGCCTTGCAGTCTGGATAACTTGCTCTACCATTGCACCACCAAAGTTTGACTCAGCCAATACGAGATCAGCCTTATGTCTGTCAAAAGCAGAGGCAGCCACCTTACCCCATGTTGCAGGTCCAGCTTTAATTGTGCAATCTTCTAGTAAGTACGCATTGCCATCAGTACCCAAAGCACCAACAACAATCCCAATTGCATCATTATCAGCATTATCAGTATCACCCGAACCGCTTGGATCGACACCGACAAGCACACGCACAAAATCGGGTAATCGTTCATCTTCCACTCGCCACTTATCAATATCTTCTTCTTTGAATAACTGATTAGGGTTTGCATCAGCAAATTCTCCTTCGAGGAATCGCTTTCTTAACCTAGCACTTAAATTTTTGAGCGTATCAAGATAGCCAGTTGATAAATTTTCTTTGTTGTCAAAGGGATTAATTTGAAAATGAACATAGTCCTGTTCATTACTAATCGGATTCTTTGTTTCAGTGTCTCTGTGTTGTATGAATAGTGCATAAGTCCAATGATTTTTGTTAGGTGGATTACAGTCAAAATACATTCTTGGTTTAAGTAATGTTGGGTTCTTTCCTTCAATA